TAAGATTCAGGCTGCATTAGCAGAGTCTATTCTTATTGAAAACAGTCCTTACGTTCCTGACTACGCACTGGCAGTAGAGGTAGGCATATTTGCTCTATCAGTGCTATTTGCGTGGCTTCTATTAAATGTTTTTGGTATAACTCTTGGTGTTGCCCTGTTTACCTCTTTAATGGCCATAACGGCTTATTTTGGCTTTTATACAATTCAACAAGGATTGTTAATAGACGTAACATGGACACTAATATCTCAATTCATCACAGGCTCAGTGGCTTTCTACGTTAGATTTAGGCAACAATTTAAACTCAGACAGCAGATTAAAAAACAGTTTGAACACTATCTAGACCCAAGACAGGTTAAAGAGCTGCAAAAGAACCCCGATAAGCTGAAACTGGGCGGAGAGAAACGCTATGCCACGTTCCTATTTACAGACGTAAGGGGCTTTACGTCAATGTCAGAAACCCTTGAACCTGAAGAAGTAACTTACATTATGAATAAGGCTTTGACCGCACAACAGAAAGCAGTTCAAAAACATGGGGGTATGGTGGATAAATACATCGGGGACGCAATGATGGCTATATTTAACGCACCAATAGACCAAGACTTCCATGAGAATAAAGCGTTAGATTGTGCAAAAGATATACAAAATAATATGAAAGAATTGAATCAAGAATTAACAAGTAAAGGATTGCCGCCAGTTGCTATTGGGATCGGAATTAATACAGGGTATGCGGTAATAGGCAATATGGGAAGTGAATCTAGGTTTGATTATACGGCTATTGGAGATGCAGTGAATACAGCTGCAAGACTAGAAAGCGGAACTAAAGAAGCAGGAAAAGATTTGTTAATTGGTTACAACACTGCCATAAAAAGCGATTATAAGTTAGAATTATTAGAACCTTTAAAAGTAAAAGGCAAAGAGAAACCATTGGAAGTATATACATGGGAATGAAACTATCTTTAATATTAGGCGGATTGTTGGTCGTTAGTTTGGCTGGATCAATTTTTTATATTAATTATCTTAATGACCAAATAGCCACTCTTAAAGGTAATCAGATTGTTCTGGAGACTGAAATACAGAAACAAAATGACTCAATAGACCAATATCTAAAACAGCAAGAAACTCAACAATTACAATTAAATCAACTAGAGTCCGAAAAGAAAGCAGCTATGGAAGATGTCAATAAATTAAGAAAGACATTTGCTAGACATGATTTAGATGAATTAACTTTAGCAAAGCCTGGATTAATACAAAATAAAATTAATAAAGCATCGGCTAGAGTTATGACAAATCTTGAAGAATTAACTAATCCAAATCAATTTGATGAAAAATCTAATAATAATTAGTTTAAGTATATTTATGGCAAGTTGCTCGTTGATGCAATCTTCTGTAAAACCAGTTACGGTCAAAAGTATAGCGGAAAGACCGCCAATGTATCACCCACCTCTGCCATATCCTATGAGCTTATCTGAAGTTGATTGGGAAGTGATGACTCCTGAATTAATGCAAGAATATCTCCTTAACCTAGAGAATGGAGATGCACCTAGACGTGCTTTCTATTCATTATCAAGTAAGGAATACGAAAATTTAAGTATGGATATGGCGGAAATTACTAGATATACGAAAGATATTTTATCAATTATTAAGTATTATAGAGAATACGATAAACCAAAAGAGGAAAAAGAAAATGAGTAAATCACCTGATGAGTTTGTATATAGAGCAACACTAGATCGTATCGTAGATGGAGACACTTTTGATTGCATTTTAGATCTTGGTTTTGATGTAAAATTACACAAGCAAAGAGTTAGGCTTGCGGGTATAGATACTCCAGAATCTAGGACCCGAAACTTATCTGAAAAAGCACTTGGTTTGAAAGCTAAAGAAAGATTAAAAGAACTTTGTGTTGGAACTTTTAAAGTAAAATCTCTTGGGAAGGGGAAATATGGAAGAATTTTGGGCGTACCTTATACAGAAGATGGAGAAGATATTTGCCAAAAACTCATTTCTGAAGGTCATGCCGTTGAATATTGGGGCGGAAAAAAGAAAAAAGTTTGGGGATAAAATGTCTAGAGTTATATCTGAAGAAGGAATATCTTTAATAAAACATTTTGAAGGGTGCCGTTTGGAATCTTATCAAGACTCCGTAGGGATTTGGACAATTGGATACGGGACCATTAAAGGCGTGAAGGCGGGTGATAGAATAAATCAAGATGAAGCTGAACATTTACTGCAAGAAGAAATGCCCGAATATGAAGGTTATATAAATGATATGGTCAAAGCTCCTTTAGAGCAAAATCAATTTGATGCGCTTTGTTCTTGGGTATTTAATCTTGGCCCTAAAAACTTATCCGAAAGTACATTACTTCGCGTTCTTAATGACGGAAAATACGATGAAGTTCCAGAACAGATTGTGAGATGGAACAAAGCTGGTGGAAAAGTTTTAGAGGGATTGAAGAAAAGAAGAGAAGCTGAATCCTTATTGTTTCAAGGAAAAGAATGGGAGAGCGCGTAAATGGCATACACTAAAGTAAATTTAAAACCTGGTATTAACCGAAATGGAACAGCTTACGACAATGAAGGGGGATGGTACGACGGCAATTTAATTCGTTTCAGAAACGGACATGTAGAAAAGATGAGTGGTTGGGAAAAGCTTATTCCTGAATCATTTTTAGGAACCGCAAGAGCTTTACACTCTTGGATGAGTCTAGGAAGCAATCTTTATACTGGATTGGGTACTACTTATAAATATTACATTAAAGAGGGTAGCTCTTATAATGATGTTACCCCTTTAAGAGTTACTACTTCTGCTGGAGATGTAACCTTTGCTGCAACTAATGGAAGCTCGACCATAACGGTAACTGATGCGAGTCATGGGGCTGTCACTAATGATTTCGTTACTTTTAGTGGTGCTGCTACTTTAGGTGGTTTAGTCACTGCTGCTGTTTTAAATCAAGAATATCAAATACTCTTAGTTACAGGAACAAACACTTACACAATAACCGCTAAAGACACAGACGGAGACACAGTAACTGCTAATGGTAGTGACAGTGGTAATGGTGGTAGTTCCGTAGTTGGAGCGTATCAAATTAACGTAGGCTTAGATACGTATGTTCCTTCTTCGGGTTGGGGTACTGGAACGTGGGGTTCTGGAACATTTGGATCTGTAAGTTCTATAAGTGCGTCAGGGCAATTGCGTTTATGGACGCATGATAATTTTGGTGAAAATTTAATTATGAATCCTAGAGGTGGGGGCATTTATAGGTGGGTAGAAAATAATGGTTTAACCGTTAGGGCAGCTGCATTGTCTGGAATAAGTGGTGCCAATCAGGTCCCGACTATAGGTTTACAGGTGATAACTTCAGAGGTTGATAGACATTTAATAGTATTAGGCGCAGACCCTATGAGTGGATCTTCTCGTAGTGGAGCGAGTGATCCAATGCTTATTGCCTTTTCAGATCAAGAAAATGAACTTGAATTTGAACCTCTTATAACCAACAGCGCTGGATCTTTACGTTTGTCTAGCGGGTCAAAAATAGTTGGCGCCGTTAAATCTAGACAAGAAATAGTTGTATTTACTGATACGTCAGTTTATAGCATGCAATTTGTAGGTCCTCCTTACACTTTTGCTGTTAATTTAATTAATGAAGCGACAGGATTAATTGGGCCTAAAGCAGCAGTAACATCAGATATGGGTATATATTTTATGAGCTTTGGAAGCTTTTATTTATATAATGGCAGCGTTCAAAAGATGCCTTGTTCGGTATCAAGTTATGTTTTTTCTGATATAAATGTTGGACAAGCTTATAAAATACACGCATTTACAAACAGCGAAAATAATGAAGTTGGCTGGTTCTACCCTTCTAGTTCTTCAAGTGAAATAGATCGTTACGTTATCTACAACACACAAGAGCAAGTTTGGTATTACGGAAATTTAGAAAGACACGCTTGGTTAGATTCTGGAGTTGTTAATTATCCTCAAGCAACCAAAGATAATTATTTATACCAGCATGAAATAGGGTATGACGATGACGGTAGCGCTATGACTGGAGTGTTTATAGAATCTAGTGATTTTGATATAGGTGATGGCAACCAATTTACTTCCATATCTTCTGTAATTCCTGATATAAATTTTTTACAAGATAGCAATTCTGGAT